AAACATTTTCAAAAATTAATTGATATAAGTTATGATTTTAAATTATATAGAAAATTTGAGGAAGCAGGAGTATCACTTCGTTCCTTTTGTACTAATAATAATGCAGCTTACGTAGCAGTTGAAGAAACATATGGTGATCATTCATATAATGGGCATGCTAAAAAAGATGAATCATTTAGAAATGATATGACTAATTTTGGTATATTAATGGAAGTTCAAGGTATTAAAAAACCATTTGAATGGTCTAGAGATGTAGTAAATAAATTACAAAAAGATGGTACAGGATTATATTATAGCCCAACAAGAGAACCATCAACTACCTCAGAAGGTAAAAATGTATCAGCAATTAAAGTAGATACACTACATGAAATAACTAAAGCGATGCAACCATATTTTTGGTATGTATTAGATTTTATTGAAGACATGAAAAAAGTATTCCCATCACTTAAAGATGATTGGGGTATTTATGTGCCTGAAGTAAAATACCTTTCTCCTGAGCCACTTGTCGATTATACTAATTTAGCTCTCACCAAGTATCCCAACGTACACTTTGTTGGCGATGCATTATCAGCTAGGGGTATAACGGTAAGTGGTGCACAAGGGACTTATGTTGCAGAATATATTTTGGATAACTAAAATAAATTTCGTATATTTACAATAAACAATATTATGGCTAAAATACAAAAAACACCGTTTCCACAAAGTAAAAAATTAAAAAAAGTAGATGGAACCCTTGCTTATATATGGGATGGTAAATTACATAATTGGGAAGGATATGCTTTAATTCCTGAAGGAAATGAAAGAAAAGGAGAATATTATTTATATGGTATAAAGAAAACAAAGGGTGAATGGAATGAAGCAAGACAACAAAGAGAAGGATTGCCTTATTATAAAAATCAATCAATGAAATCTAAACTATCAGATTATAGAAATTAAATTATGAAAATAGGTCTATGTGGTACAATGAGTGTAGGTAAAACTACATTAGTTAAAGCTTTAAAAGAAACAAAGCAATTTAAAAATTATAATTTTGCTACTGAACGTAGTAAATATTTAAGTGATTTAGGAATTCCTTTAAATACAGATTCAACATTAAAGGGTCAAACTGTATTTTTAGCTGAGCGATGTGCTGAATTAATACAAACTGATATTATTACGGATAGAACAGTACTTGATGTTATGGCATTTACTTTAAATGCAAAATCAATACCTTATCAAGATAAAGATGCATTTATAGAGTACGCTAGTGAATTTATTAGAGATTATGACTACATATTTTATATATCTCCCCATGGAATAGAAATTGAAGATAATGGTGTTCGTGAAACAGATGAACATTATAGAGATTTAATTGATTTTACTATTACAACATTAATTAAAAGACATGGTCATAAAGCAGGTAAAGTAGAAAAAATATCTGGATCTACAGAGGAACGTATTCAACAAATATTAAATGTTACAGGCCTTTAATATATTTATAATAAAACCCTTATTATAATGAAAAAATCTGAATTAAAAAATTACATCAGAGAAAATATTATCTCCACATTATCTGAAGATACTGATGCAGAAATTGCTAAAACAAAAGAATTAACTGCAGCAATCAAAGATTTAGAAGCAGCTAAAAAAGAAGCTAATATAGAAGAAGATTTAGATGTAGGACATCAAGATAATGAACCTCATATGCTTAAAAAAGAATTAGCTAGGGCGGGCCAAATGATTCAAATGCTTTATAGAGCAATAGATAAATATGAGGGTCAAGGTGAAGTAGATTTCCCACAATGGTGGCAAGCTAAAATTATTAAAGCAAATGCTATGTTAGATAGTGCTTTCGATTATTTAGATGGAGAAGAAATGGTAGCTAAAATTGATGATGTAATTGATGATATGGAATCAGTTAAAATAGATGTTGTTGATGTTGTTAATGAAAAAGAAGATTTTGATAAAAGAAAAGAAGCAGAAAAAGCTATTAGACAAACTCTAAAAGATGAAGGTGGAGCAGCTGGGTTAGAACCTTTAGTTAATGCGGTAAAAAAGTTTGGGTTTAGTAAAGATGAATTAACTTCATTGCTTAAAAAAATAGTTAAAGTTAAAAAACACCAACATGGAGATTATATTTTAACTCCTATTAGTGAAAATGAAGATAAAGAACCATCTGATGCTGAAATTAAAAAAAATAAAAGTTTAGCTAAAGCAGCTGAAGAATTAGCTTTAATACAAAAAGATATGAAGTCATTAGCTAAAAAATATTCTAAAGCTAAGGGACAAGAAAAAGAAGATTTATTAAATAAATTAAAATCTAAAACTAAATTAAAAAAAGAGTTAGAAAGTATTATAGATAAATAGATATGAAATTTAACGAAAGGTTTTTGTATTCATTAAAGATTGTTATTTTATTAGTCATTATAGCTTGGCTGTTATTTTCTAATAAAGAAGATTATACTGAAGATTATAATGCTAAAATAGTAGCATTAGAACAAAAAGTCGATTCGTTGCATCATATAAATGACGAATTGACTTTTAAAATTGATACATTAAATAGTCAAGTATCAAAATTAGATCAACAAATTGGTTTAAAAGATAATAAAATAAAAACTTTAAAATGGAAAGTAAATGAAAAAGTTAATGCCGTTGATTCTTTTGATGATAATGAGCTTGAAAGGTTTTTCACAGAACGTTACAGACAGTACATCGATTCAACTGAAAAAACCAATAGCAAAATTAGTAATTAAAGATTTAATTACTGGTGATGGATTAAAAGAAGAATTAACACTTAGTATAAGTAAAATAGGGTTATTAGAACAAAAAGTTGTTTTAAAAGATAGTATTATAAAAAATTTAAATTTTCAAGTAGGAAATTTTGAATCTATAATGTTAACAAAAACAGACCAATTATCTTTATCTCAAGAATTATCAAAAAGACTCCAAACTGATTTAAAAAAACAAAAATTAAAAACTAAACTTATGGGTGGAGCAGGTATAGTAGCAGTAATAGGAGTAGTACTTTTATTAAATTAATATATGTCAGATATAAAAAAGGTAATACGTCAAGAATATTTAAAATGCGCTAAGGACCCAGTGCATTTTATGCGTAAATATTGTTATATTCAACATCCACAACGTGGGCGTATACAGTTTAATCTATTTCCCTTCCAAGAAAAAGTATTAAAGTTATTCCAGGATAATCCTTATTCTATAGTATTAAAATCTAGACAATTAGGTTTATCTACCTTATCTGCAGGTTATTCTTTATGGATGATGACTTTTTCTAAAGATAAAAATATTCTTTGTATTGCAACAAAGCAAGAAACGGCTAAAAACATGGTTACAAAGGTAAAATTTATGTATGAAAATTTACCATCATGGTTAAAAGTAGATGCATCTGAAAATAATAAATTAAATCTTAGATTATCAAATGGTTCCCAAATCAAAGCTACATCAGCTTCAAGTGATGCTGGTAGATCAGAAGCGGTATCTTTACTGTTAATAGATGAGGCTGCTTTTATTGATAATATTGGAGAAATTTGGGCATCAGCACAACAAACTTTAGCAACTGGGGGTGGTTGTATAGCATTAAGTACACCTTATGGTACAGGAAATTGGTTTCATCAAACTTGGACAAGGGCAGAAGGAGGGGAAAATGATTTTTTACCTATCAAATTACCTTGGTATGTTCACCCTGAAAGAGATGATGTATGGAGAAAAAGACAGGATGAATTATTAGGTGATCCTAGAATGGCAGCACAAGAGTGTGATTGTGATTTTTCAACATCTGGTGATATTGTATTTTACCCTGAATATATTGAATATTATGAAAAAACATTTATAAAGGACCCCTTAGAAAGAAGAGGTGCTGATCAAAATTTATGGGTTTGGGAATCACCGGATTATACAAGAAATTATATAGTAGTAGCGGACGTTGCCCGAGGTGATGGTAAAGATTATTCGGCTTGCCATGTTATTGATATTGAAAATAACGTACAGGTAGCTGAATATAAAGGACAGATTGGTACTAAAGAATATGGACATTTATTAGTTGGATTAGCTACTGAATATAATGAGGCATTATTAGTTGTTGAAAATGCAAATATAGGTTGGGCTACCCTTCAAGTTTGTATTGATAGAGCTTATACTAATTTATATTATTCAAATAAAACAGAAACAACAAATGCCAATTCTTATTTTGAAAAATACATGGATACTAGTAAAATGATCCCAGGTTTTACTATGTCTTCTAGAACTAGACCAATGGTAATAGGTAAATTTCAAGAATATTTAAGTGATAAAGGTGTAACATTTCAATCTAAACGTTTATTAGAAGAGATGAGAACTTTTATTTGGAAAAATGGAAGACCAGAAGCTCAAGGTGGGTATAATGATGATTTAGTAATGGCGTTTGGTATCGCTATGTATATAAGAGATACAGCATTAAAATTTAGACAAAGAGGTATTGATATAACAAAAAATGCCTTAAGTAATATGTCTGTAAATAGAACTCCTTATCAAGGAGGTTATGGGGGAGCAGCAAATGTTAAAAACCCATATGAACAAAACTTTGGAGATGGTAAAGAAGACATTAGATGGCTCTTTTAAATCATATTTATAATAATAACAATTAATTATGGCTAATAAAAGCGTATTTTCAAGATTAAAAAGATTATTTTCTACTGACGTAATAATAAGAAATGTTGGTGGTAATCAAGTAAAGGTAATAGACAGTGGTAAAATTCAATCTACGGGTGAAATAGAAACTAATTCATTAGTAGATAGATATAATAGAATTTATTCTACTTCCCCTACTTCATTATATGGGGCTCAGTTCAATATGAATTACCAATACTTAAGACCTCAATTATACTCAGAATATGATTTAATGGATCAGGATGCTATTATAGCCTCAGCTTTGGATATATTAGCTGATGAATCTACTCTTAAAAATGATATGGGAGAAGTACTTCAAATTAGAAGTGCTAATGAAGATATACAAAAAATATTATATAATTTATTTTATGATGTTTTAAATATTGAATTTAATCTTTGGATGTGGATACGTCAAATGTGTAAATATGGTGATTTTTTCTTAAAGTTAGAAATAGCAGAAAAATTTGGTGTTTATAATGTTATCCCTTACACAGCTTACCATATTGAAAGACAAGAAGCATATAACCCAGATAATATATCAGAGATTAGATATAGGTATTCCCCAGATGGTATGGATAATATAAGTTCAGGTATGTATCCTGTACCTGGTTACGCATCAGGTAATATGGAAAATGAACCAGGTATTTTCTTTGATAATTATGAAATGGCTCATTTTAGATTAATTTCTGATGTTAACTACCTTCCTTATGGTAGATCATATATTGAACCTGCTCGTAAATTATATAAACAGTATGTATTAATGGAAGACGCAATGTTAATCCATAGAATTGCTCGTGCACCTGAAAAGCGTATTTTTTATATGAATGTTGGTTCTATTCCTCCTAATGAAATAGAAACTTTTATGCAAAAAACTATTTCACAATTAAAAAGAACACCATTCCAAGATAATAATACAGGTGAATATAATTTAAAATATAACATGCAAAATATGTTAGAAGATTTTTATATTCCAATTAGAGGTAATGATGCAACTACAAAAATAGAAACTACTCCTGGACTACAGTATGATGGTATCCAAGATGTGGAATATTTAAGAGGTAAATTATTTGCTGCTCTTAAAATACCTAAAGCCTTTTTAGGGTATGAAGAGGGAGTAGAAGGTAAAGCTACATTAGCAGCTCAAGATATTAGATTTGCTCGTACAATTGAAAGAATACAAAGAATTATGCTATCTGAATTAAATAAAATAGCATTAGTTCATTTATATACTCAAGGCTATACTGACGAAACTCTAACTAATTTTACATTACAGATGTCTAGTCCATCTATTGTATTAGAACAAGAAAAAATTGAATTACTAAAATCAAAAACAGAGTTAGCACAACAAATGATAGACCAAGGTTTAGTACCATCTGATTGGATTTATGACAATGTTTATCACTTTAGTGAAGATCAATATGATGAGTATAGAGATTTAGTACAAGAAGATGCTAAACGTAAATTTAGGTTAGCACAAATAGAAGCAGAAGGTAATGACCCAATAGAATCCGGAAAGTCATATGGTACTCCACATGATTTAGCCTCACTTTATGGTAAGGGCAGAATGTATACAGACCCAGGTAATGTTCCTGAACCGGATAAATATGCTGCTGATGATCCTAAATTAGGAAGACCAAAAGTTTCTAACACAAAACGCAATACTCAAGATGATAATTTTGGTAAAGATAGATTAGGAGTTAAACGTATGAAAGGTACAGATAATAATGATTCTGATTCTATTAGACCTAAATTTAAAGGAGGAAGCGCGTTAGCTCTTGAAAGTGCAAAATCAACTTTTTTAAAAAATAAAGATATATTTAAAAAATTAGACGGTAAAAAATTAATATTTGAAAAAGATAAAGACACTTCTTCGTTATTAGATGAAAAACAATTAAAGAAGTAAGAATCTTTTAATATTTATAAATAAATATATTTTTGATGAAAATAAAACACTCAAAGTACAAAAATACAGGCATATTATTTGAACTGTTAGTACGACAAATAACTGCAGATACTTTAAAAGGTGTAGATTCCCCAGCAATTGATATTTTAAAAGAATATTTTGTAAAAACTTCTTTAGGTCGTGAATATAAATTATATGAATCTGTATTAAAATCTAAAGTTATTAGTGAAGGAAGGGCAAATTCTGTAATTAGTACAATTTTAGATAATTCAAAGAAATTTAGTAGAACTTCTTTAAGAAAACAAAAATACAATTTAATTAATGAAATAAAAAACTATTATAATTTAGATGTATTTTTTGGTGCTAAAATAAACGATTATAAAGAATTAGCAGCAGTATACACTTTAATAGAAGGATACAACTCAGAATCAATATCTAATACCCAACAATTAGTTAATAACAAAATTACTTTACTTGAATTTTTAACAAAACAAGAATTAAAGCAAGAAACTAAAAAAACAGTATTAGAAGAATTTTCTACATTTGATAAAGATACAAGAATTTTAACGTATAGAGTACTTTTAGAAAAATTTAATGATAAGTATAAAGATTTATCTCTTAAACAAAAAGAAGTACTTAAAGAATTTATTAATTCTGTTGATTCAACTCCGGGATTAAGAAATTTTTATAATATAAAAATAAATGAGTTAAAATCTTCATTAAATAAAGAATCAAAAAATATAAAAGATAAAGCTACAAAAATTAAAATAATCGAAGTAGCAAAATTATTAACAGAATTAAGCAAAACTGATAAAATCGGTAATGAAAATTTAGTTGATTTGTTGCAATATTATGAATTAATTCAAGAAATCAAAATAGCAAATGGCTCACAAATATAAAATTAAAGAAGCTCCGGCTCCTAATTTAGCAAAACAGGGTAATTATAAAATTGGTGATGTAACTTATTCTAAAGATGGCGATACTAGATTTACAGTCCAGGATGTTGATAAACAAACTGGTAGAGTATCTTGGAAAATAACTAACTTACCTAATTTTGATAAGTTATTTGATGATATTAATGATGCAGCTGAAACAGCTAAAGGTGTTTATACTAAAGTAAAAGATGATGAAAAATTTAGAGAGTTTTATGAAGAGTTAAAACAAACTAGAAACAAAATAAGAACTCATCTTCGTAATGAATACCCAGAAGATTATAAAAGAATGACTATGGAAGGGGAAGTTAATGAATCTGATATAGATGAAGTATCTATGTCGGGTGCTGCAGGTGCTTATAATACACCTTATGCTTTTGTAAGAAAAAAATTACAACCTGGTAAAAAGAAAAAAAAGAAAAAATCCAAGTATAAAATGAAAATGCCATCTGGTATGGTAAGTTCTTTAGGTTATACAATGACCGAAAGAATTGATTATGATGAAGCTTTAACATTAAGAGGTATGTTAGCAGATCTTAAAAAAGAAAGGAAGCAGTTATTTAGGGACATGGAGCAAGAAGCTGAACCAGAAGGTGGACCAATTGCAGACAGATATGGTGATGAATTAAATAAATTAGAAGATCGTTTATATAAAGTTCAAAAACAATTGAACGATTATGATATGAATGAATCTACTAGACAAGATTTAGGAATGAATTCATCTATATCTAAACGTAGAGCTAAAGCAGAATTAAAGAATCCTGGAAATGATGGATCCAAAGTGTATGGTTTAGATAAAGACGGTAAAAGAGTTCATATTAAAAGTATCAACGATATAGATAAGTTTAATAAGTTTGAAATAGATGCTGATAGTGTAAATGAACAAGAATTATCATTAGATGACAAAGCTAAACTGTATTTTATGGGTTTAGTTAGAAAGGGTGAAATAGATACATTACCTGAAAATCCTAAAGCAGCTTACATTAAGATGGTGATGGATAAAGCCGACCCATCAACTATGCACGATGATCCAGGTGATATAAGAATAGATCATGACTATTATTTAGAAGAAAGTCATACAGATGCAGAAAATAGACAGT